TATAAAGAAGTTTATGTAACCCGGAGTTACGTTCCGTTCGACCCGACCTGAGATGTTTGTGCGTGTAATTGACTCGTCCACAGTGCCAGACTCTCCGAACGTCGCTTGTATCGCCCCATCAATTACGCGCACCACGATGAACTTACCGTAGAACTCGCTGATGTAAGCATTCAGGATGTCTTCAGCCGTGCGAACGTTAGAGCGAACCGTGATACGCGCCTTCTCAACAATTACTTTCAAGCTGAGAATGATCTGCTGCACGGGCAGGTCAACCACGTTGGAATACTTCGATCCAGCAAGGATGCACCCCGCCACACAACACGCCACGCCAGCGTGCCAGTAACGCTCGTCGTTGGTCATCTTGAACTCCGCCCTGATGCGCTGATACACGCTCTGGTAGACCGCTATCGCCGTGCTACGGTTAAGCGTCAGCCACCGTGCGTAGACATCGCCAGCGGTGCCGTGGTGGTAGCGCAGCGTCTTGATAACCTCAACCTCATGCACCTCCCACGTCAGGGACTCGTTGGTAACCCACTCCAGCATCCGGCGTATCTCACCCTCAGACGAGTGCTTCCGTCCACCGGTCAGGTAGTCCATCATGTGCGTGTTGGAGGACAGAATCGCCATCAACGACCAGACCGATGTGTTGAGCCGTTCCTTGTTAGCGCCCGACTCCATACGCTCTTTAGCGCGGCCTTCTGACAGGTCAAACACGAACTCAGGAAACCACTCTGCATCGCGCCGGTTCTTACTGGTGATCTCATCGCTTAACAGCGGCAAGTTCCGCAGCATCCCCGCCCGTTGCTGCATGGCGACTGAGGACGTGCTTTTACCCACACGGTAGTCACGCGGATGCCCCCAGATGGATGCCGCCAACTCCAGCGCCACGGTCTTGCCGGTGCCAGATTCAGTAGAGCCAGCGTGGAACGTCAGGCCATCCAGCCCCGTGAACTCCATCAGCGGGGAGCCGAAACCCACCCCGCAGCCAATCGCCAGCACGTCATACAGACCCTTCGCTATCAGCATCTGCGGGTATCTGCGCCACGTCTCTAGGGTGCCTTTCGGCGTGGTAGCGTGGGTAAGGTTCTCCAACCCCGGCATGGGTATCTGGCGCACCGTCTGGTCAGGCATGAATATCTTGCCACCTGCCACAAACCCCCCGTCTGGTTGCCACCCATAGCTCGTAGGGACGTTGATCGCTTGCTTGCTAGAGGATACCTCCTCCACACACGCCCTGACGTAATCAAACAGGTTCTTGTCGTTGCCAGCCCCATACGCCGCCACGATGTTCTGCGCAGCCAGCGCCTTGACCGTATCGTCCTTGCTGACCACCGCCTTCTGCTGCAAGGACACTTGAATCGCCCCTTCTGGGCGTGTCGCTAGCATAAAGACGTAGTGTTCTTTGTTGACGTTCAGTAGGTCTACAACAAACAAGTCATACGGTAATACCAAAACTTGTTTCTTAAGCGTGTTCTTGCTCTCGTCTTCCGCTTCTATCTCGCGGTAGATGCCCCCGTTCTTGCCGTAAGAGAAGCCGCGTGGCGGCGTGGGGCGTGTGACTTTGATCTGGCTAGGCAGTGCTACCGGCTCGGTGCTCGAACCACTCTCAGGCGGCAGCGTAATCTCTTTTGCGGTGTTGTCTGTTGCGACTTCCCGTCCCAGTGCCAGCGGGTTGGTGATCTTGCCCCAGTTTGGGCATTTCTCGCAGACGCCGGGATTCTCGCCATCCAGTTTGGAGCAGGAGTATGGCCCCTTGATCTCGCGCATCTTCTGTTCCATGCGGTCTGGCGTATAGGGGTGCAACCCAGACAACCACTTCGCAGCTTTGTTACCATCCACGCACTTCTGGGCGATTGACAGCAAGCCACGCCACAGCGGTTCCATACCGTCTTGTGCTGCGTTCTCGGCATAGTGGCGCAACTGTAGGCACCCTGAACCGCCGTCAGTGCGCAGCATGATGTTCTTAAACCGTGTGACGCTGTTCTCAATCAGCTTGACCTGCGATGGCGTTTGGCGCTTGGGGCGCACACCGGGAATCGCCGCAGGGTTAAACACCGGCTCCTCTACAGCCTCACCGTTGATCTGCACCTTGACCGCAGCAGCGATGTCAGCAAAGGCAAACGTCACGCCCTCGATCATGATCTTGGCTTTGCGCGGCTTGTCCTTGATCTTCCAGTTGTAGCTGTCTGGCACACGCAACACCCGCGCTGCATCGGCGGTTACTGTAAAGTCGATGTGCAGCAAGTGCTTCTTGCATAAGCGCTTGAAGTTCTCAGCAACCGGACGCCACTGCGCGACAGGTATGTTGTCCGTGAAAGGCCAGTAGACGTGCAGCCCCCCGCCAGACGTGACAACCCACGGGTTCCCCAACACGCCTAGCGTTGTGGCTTGCAGGAAACCATCCAGCGCGGTAGCGGCGGCTTGCTTGGTCAGATACGGCTTACCTGCGCCGCAGTCGATGTCAACGAACAACGACCGGATGTATAGCGCGTTGGGCGCTGTACGTTTACCACTCTCTGTAAAACTTGCTAGTGCAAAGTATGTATCCCGTTTTGCCTCCACGAAGCGTTTGATGTGCGGTGCAAGGTCTTCAACCTTGTCTACGAATACGTGTTCTTTTTTCTTTGAGCTTAGTTCCGCGACGCATAAAACCCCCGCCGACGGTACTACAGCCGCTATAAATTCCAGCGGTGTCATAGTAACCCTTCAGTATGGGTGTTACGAGTTAGCGAACGGGAGTTCTAGTTGAACCGGTGCGCAGCTAAAATCAACTTCTCTTGGGTTTGCAAGCCTCTCCAAACGGAGCGCCATAGCCGTTTGCCACGCTCTAGGTAACGAGTGGTAGGCATTTAGCATGTAGAAAACAGACTGCAAAAACTCTTTGTCCGTTACGTTCTCAGATGGAAGCGGGAGCATACTGTTCTCCATGCGTATTCGGCGGTTTGGGAATCTTTTAAGATGTCGATGATCTCAGCAACCCTATCACGATAGTAAGGTGCTACAACCCCGCCGACGAACCAGTTATAAATAGTCTGGCGTGTTGCGCCAGTGGCTTTTGAAATGCGCAGCACCGAGAAGTCTGTACGGACAGCGTGACTTCCCAGCGTTTTACCTACGCTGTTTGGAGCCAGTGCGATTTTCTTTCTAAGTGAGCTTTTATACGCCATGCGATAGCAAAGGGGCTTAACGCCCCCCTGCTCCTATATTAGTCGTCAGTATCCCAATCATCCACTACGGCGGACAGGGGCTTTGCGGCGGGTGCAGCCGGTGCTGCTGCGCTCTTACGGACGGGGGGTTCTTCGGCCTCGTCCTCTTCTTCAACAACCTTCTTCTTAGGCTTCTTCGCCTTCGGAGCAGGAGCTTCGTCCACGTCCTCATCTGGCGGGAACTGCGGCCCCTTCGGTGCTTCAAGCTGCGGCGCTTCCGCTACGCCCTCTTTGCTCTTGTTGTCGATGGCGTCTTTGGCGTCTTGCGACTCAGCCTTCTCCTGCACAACCGCAAACTCTGCATCTGCAAGATAGCGCACGGTGCGGAAGAACAGCTTGGGTGAAGACTCGCGTGTATCGAACTTGATACGTGTCACCACCAGATCAGGGTCAATCCCCTGCGCTTCCAACCAACGCGCATACGCTTGCAACGGGTAGTTACCGTTTTCTTCTTTACCAAAGAGCGACTTCGATGGCACCGTCAGTTGCAGCACGTTACCCTTCATGTCGTTGGCAAGCACCAGTGCCACGCGTTGAAAGTAACGGCACCCTTTAGTCTCGCCATCCCCGCTACCCTTGATGTTCATCGGACAGGCAGCGCAGTTGTCGTGTTGCTTCTCTGTAACCCCTGCATCCGGCTTCACGCCATCCACCGACTGACACTTGGGTGCCGCGCTCTCCGACTCGCTAAACTTCACACCGTAGAAAATGCGCCCAACTTTCGGCGTTGCATTAACCACTACGACATCCAGATAGCGCTCCTCAATAGACGCTATCTCTTTGCCACTTGCCAACAAACGAAACACACCGCCCTTGATCGACAAGCGATGCTGATAGCCGCCACCGCCACCACCCGCCAGTGCTTTAGAAAGCGCGGACGGGCCTTTGCGATTACGTGCAAAAGCGGGGAGTTGCGCGGGGTTAAATACTTCCATCTCTGTAGCCATGTTCATTCCTTTAACTAGGTTTTCTAACAGTTACTTCGTACTCAGAATCAGAGTTCAACCCCGGAGGCACATCCTCGGGATTCTCCTCTAGCCATTTCGCCATGTTCCGTTGAGCAATACGGCGCTCAAGAAGATCAATGGTGTTGTTGCTGATGCAGAAATCTTTGAACGCATCCCAATCTTGCGTGGAGTAGCGTGTCTTTACGCCAAGCATGACCGTTCCGTATTCAGTCTTAATAGACTTAGAGCCAAGCGCCTTCATCTGATCACGCATAGCGTTTGCAACCTCCGCTTTCTGCGCTTCCAGACCAGCCTTTTCTTTTTCGTAGTCTTGCGTGAGTAGCTGAACCTTCGTGCGAATCTTCAAGTAAATCTTCGCAAGCTTGTCCATCGGTATCATTTCTTCTGTTGTCATTTTTATCCTCGTTGTGGTTACTACTAGTAAAAGATTTTACACGTCGATAGTCCTGTTTGCAAGTTCATCCTCATACAGTTGAATGAGTATTTCGTGGTTATCAACTTTCCCCGCTAACTGCTTGAACATACGGCGTTCTATGTCGCTGCCTTGAATGTGAAACACCGTAACCTTGTCTGAGGTCTGCCCCTGACGGTCTGAACGAGCGCAGCACTGGATGTAGGTATCCACAGACATCACCGGCCCCCAAAAGACAACCGTGTCAGCAGCCGTAAGCGTGACGCCATGTGAAGCCGCTTGCGGTTGAATGACCAGCACACGCGGATCAGCTTGCGTCTGAAACGCGTCAAAGATAAGTGCCCGTTTGGAAGCAGTAACATCCCCGTGTATCTTGCTGTTGGATACGCCGTGCTTATCAAGATGGCTACTTATCGTGTCAATGCTGTGCCGGTATGGGGCAAACACCAGCACCTTACGGTTTGTTTCTTCCAGTATCTCAAGCAACACAGACAGTCTTGGAGAGCAGTCAAATTCAACTACCTCTTGGTTGTCTGTGTAAGCCGCACCTGCTGATATCTGCAACAACTTGTTAACGATTGCTGCGGCGTTGATGGCGGTGATTGTTTCCCCCGACATGCGCACCAGCATCTGACTCTTGAGCAGTTGGTAATACTTACGCTGCTGACTCGTTAACTCAACCTCCCGTGTAACGGTTACAACAGGCGGCAGATCAAGGCACTGCGCTTTCGTATACCGAATGGCTGGTTGCAACACGTCGTAGACCGTATCGTACGCATCCTCCTTTGGCACCCACTTAAACTTCGTGATCTGACGCATCACCTTGTCACGCCACGCGGTAGCGAAGCGAGGCACGGCGGTGGGGTTAATCAACCGCGCCAACCCATACGCATCCTCCGGCGATTGCGCAGCGGGGGTTCCCGTCATCAGCCACAGGTACGTATCGGGCAGCATCAGTTTGTTGAGCGTCTTCCAGCGGCGCGTAGATACGTTCTTCCACGCGTTGGCCTCATCCCCGATGATCAGATCGAACCGACCGTCCTCAAGGATGGTGTCAGCAATCATAGGAAGCCCGTCATAGTTACTGATGACAAACTCGTAGTCTTTCTTGACTGCCTCTTTACGACGCTCTGCATTGGAGTGATACGCGATAACGGCGGTGCGATGTATCACGCTCTTTGTGATGTCACCCATCCATGCGGCTTGCATGATCGACAACGGACACAAGATAAGGCAACGCCGCACTTCCCCCATACGCATCAGGTAATCTGCCGCCCATAAAGCTGACAGCGTTTTACCGGTTCCCGGTTCGCTGAAAACAAATGCGCGTTTGTGCATGGTAAGAAATGCGGCGGTGTCGCGCTGGTGTGCGAACGGTGTGTAGCGTCCGGGCCAATCATACTTGC